CTTTACTCTGGATTGCAGATGGCCACATGCAACTCAAGACGGCGGTGTTTATCCGCTACGCACCACCTCATGGGGTGGTGGTCCAGGTTAGGCTCACGGGCCTTACGGAGTGACGTCCGCAGGTGGAAACCCCACCACGTCACACCACGACTGATCGACAGTACCCATTCTCAGATCGTTCATTAGTGGCACTTGGCCGTCGATACCCTAGAACAGTACCCATTCTCAGATTGTAGGGTCTCGTAAAACTCAACTCAACCAAGAGGTGCTATATGCCTGTGTATATCGTTCCACCAGTTGACTCCGCCTCGATCGAACTGAGCACCATCGCCTCACGCGCTGGTATCATTTTTGTCGAGCCACTCAAGTTCTTCGAAATCTATCCCCACGTTCTCGGCGGCGGCATTGTTGTCGTGGCTATGAACGTCGATCAGCTCTCGTTGCTTACGCGGAACAGTGCTGAACTCGTTCCCGAGGTCCCATCTGTTGTCACAGCGGTACCCGGGGCTCGTTACTCTGGCGAGTGGATGATGATCGCTGGGCACTTGCCAAGTGTCGACTGGGATGAGCTCTCGGGCAAGTTGGCGAAGAGTGGTTTTCTCGCTAACACACCAGAGCAAATGCAAGATCGCGGTCGCCAGACCGGTCGGTCGAACACGATGCTCGATTCGGCTAACGTGCAACGCACGGCAGCTGACGATGCGGCGGACGTTGACACGGCGGACGTCTAATGGACGCTCCCTTCTTCGACCTCAACCATCCGCTTACACAGCGGCTTTTTGACAAGAAGTCTCTCCGCGCGCAGCTCGCTGCGGGCCGGAAGTTTGCTCAGGGGCCAATCGAGATCTTCGACGACATCCTGTCGACGGATCCACGGATGATGCTTTTCAAAGCTCGTCTGTCCGATAAACTCACAGCCGCGGTTCCAGAAAACGTTGACGAATTCGGTCGCGTCTATGGAACAGGGGCCCGTTCAAATTTCTACGGCATTCGCCACTTGAACGGTCTCCCAATGATTCCGGCCACTTGGCCGCTATCATCAAATGTCAAGAAACGCCACGATGCAGGGCTTGCAGATGGTCCGGTTTCGCAGCAGCATGCTTGGATCTTCCAGGCTGTGGTGCGTCTTTTCTTCTCCGATTTGGAGCCGGTGCCACTGAAAATTCGACGAGGTTCGTCGACCTGTGTTCCTTTCTTCTCGACTGACAAGTCGGACAAGGAAGAGATCGCGCGCTACGCGATGAAAACAGCGCACAAAGCTGGCCGTCTAATGATTGACGGCAAGTTCGAAGATGCGTACATCCTCTATCAGATGGGCGGTGCTTATTACGTCGTATACCGCGCCCAATCGACCGATGGAGTTAAGCACGAGAACGGCAAATGGGTCTCTAAGGATCGTCTCGTCGCCGACTTCGAGTACGCCATCTCTGGTGGAGCTCGGGGGACGCTTCGGCCTGCTTCGAAGGATCCAACCGATTACCCTGGTCTTGAAGGGGTGAAAGGGATGTTCCGTGAGCGTCGCCGCACCGCGATGGGCGGGCCGTTCGCAATGAACGCTGCCATTATGCCTGTCGCGCAATCAGTGCGCAAGCGTATCTACTCTCGTTTCGCGTACGCTTTCCACCACACGACTCGCGAGGACAAGGAAGCGAAGGTTCGTGACTGGGACCTCTGCATCGCTACCGATGTATCCGACCATGATACGTTTTGGCCGGGTTGGTTGCGAGATCTTATCTGCGACGAGCTGCTCGACATGGGGTATGCTGATTGGTGGGTGGCGATTTTTCGCACCTCACTCAAACTGCCCATCTATGTCGGGGCCCCAGGACCTGACGAAGGTCACGTCCTGATTGGCGACTGGCGCGATCCACAGCTCGAGGTTGGGCTTTCCTCGGGTCAGGGTGCGACAGATCTCATGGGGACCATCCTCATGTCATGTGTGTACACCATCATGCAGTTGGACCACACCGCCCCACATCTGTGGAACAACATCAAATCATTAAGTGATGCGATGCGATTCATGGATAACTACCTACAAGGTAAGGAGGAGATCAAACAGATCTCGAAATCAGACGACGCTATGCTTGGTTGGGCCCGCGGCCCGGCTCTCGCTAAAGGCCAAGCTCTGCTCGAGAAGCTGCAATCGGGGGACAAAACTCTCTCCCCGTACATGGTTATCAGCTATGAGCACGGTGGCGCTTTCCTGGGCGACATCCTGCTTTACGAGGGTTCTAAGAAACCATCGAAAGCTATTTTCGTTGGTAACATCCTCTCAATGGTCAACAACCAATTCTCACCGGAGTATGGGACACAGTCGAAGGTCGCGCAGCGATCTAGACGTAAGCGTCCTTTCCCTGGTTTGGCTTGGGCTTCGATGCAACAGACCTACGGCAACTGTCCTGCCTACGGCGAGGTGATGGAAATCATCGAGTCAGAGTGGTTCTTTTGCTTTGGTGAATCGTATCGTGCTTATCGCGAGACGATGTTACATCGCGACACGGTCGAGCTCTCTCGTTATGTCGCTTCGATGGCCAATTCTCGCGGATTGGAAGGGCTAACCACCATCGATCTTGAAGTTTTAGCTAACCCTGAGAAGCTTCAATACAAGTACACAGATGACGATGTCTCCGCGCATGTCGCGGATGCAATCATGCATGGTGTGCCTGTTGAAGAGGTTGCCCCCTATCTGCTCTCAATCATTCCGAGGTGACACATGTTTGAATTGTCCGCCGACGCGATTGCCGCTGGCAAGGCGCGTCTGAAAGCATTGGAAGGTGCTTTCATCCCTGTTCAACTCGGCGCTGAACGTGCCCGTACGTTGAACATCGCTGCAGTTACTGCCTTCTACGACGCCGTGGTCGATGCGGTGGCCAAGGGCGAGATCAAGACCGTTGCTGGTCTGAACCCAGCCGCGCTGCTCTCCTCGCCAAAGGCGTTTTTCGACGCTCCGTCGAAAGTCGCGAAGGATGAGGTACCTGATCAACCAACCGTCAGCTCGATCTCAACGGTCGCGCTGACCAACCGGGTGCCAACCTTGCGTAGCTGGCCGGTCGCCGAGGTCTTCCCAGGCTTGGTGATCATGATGGGCGTTACCGGCTCGGGCAAATCCGTTCAATTGAACGACAAGCTCAAACCAGACGTTCTCATCCGTTGGGGCGAGCCTTACGAGATGTACGACGCGCAGGAGAACGCGATCCACCCGTCCAATGCGGACGAAGTTATCGCTATGGCCCTCGTCTTCGGCGCGCTCGGTCTCCGGGTTGCCATCGACAGTTTGCGTACCTTGGTGTTCAAACTCAAAGGCCCCGCCTCGACTGGTGGTATCATCACTACGTTCTACTCACTATTAACCGATCTGTCGAACCTGTTCAATCAGTTTGACGCGGCGGTGGTGGCTATCGTTAACCCTATGGTGCAAAACGACATGGTAGATTTTGTCTATCAGCAGTCGATTGCGTGTACTGCCGGCGGCATCCTCTGCGCCGACGGTGCGATCGAGAAGTCGACGTACCGGAAACGTACTGGACGTGTGTTCCTGGGCACGGACGCTTCGCAGGACAGCGTCGTAGTATCCGAGTACCCAATGCCGAAGCCGATTAACATCGGCGAACTCGACGATCCCTTGCCTGCTCGCATCGCGAGCTTCCGTGGCGATCGTATGGAAGATGACGATCGCGGCGCTGTTCGCACCGCCAACAACTTCGACTTGTAAGGAGCTGTCATGCTAACTATCGATACCAAAAACCTGCTGAAAACCGGCCTCGGTCTGACTCAGTCGTTCCGTTTCGGTTTTACGGCCAACCAGCTCCCTGTAGGCGAGCTGCAGTCGACTGTTCTGTTCACCAGAACCTACTCGGCTAGCATCACCAATGACCATCTGTTCGAAATTGGCAAAGGCCATATCGACGCGCAGATGTACTCACGGTTGCTCCTGCAGTACTCACGTGACGCGAATCTGCCGTCGTTCGATGATCTGGTCACCCAGTTCATGGATTACCTGCAGAAGATCGCGCTCAATGCCAGCGTCTGGCGCACCTTGGTGGCCTATGTCACCGGGATGAACCCTCGTCCGATGAAGGCCGAGTCGATCGCGAAGGTCCCACCAACTGCGATCCTGGAACAGATTCGTGAGATCGGCGGGGCCGATCAGCACGAGGTGTTCTACCACATTGCGTGTGACTACGTGTGTGGCGTGCTCGCGAAGCTCGGGTTCATCCAGGCTGATGCCCCGTACGTGTTCCGGATCTCCCGGATCAACACGTATCCCGACTATCTGTCTCTGATCGACTGCGTTCGCGCGAGCGATTTGAAACGGGTGCTTACCGTTCTGGCCGATGTCGACGTCGGGCCGATTCAGGCCACGATGAAAGCTAAACAGGCGATGCTTCCCGCGCTCATCGCGCAGCACCTCGGTGCAGCTGCTACTACTGCCTGGGAGCGCTCCCGCGGCACGTACGACGCGACGTCGATCGTGCAGTCGGTGCTCATGACCATGGGTCGTGTCTGGTCCCCGGTCACACCAGATCAGTTGGCCCCAACCACTCGTCTCCGCTCAACCGCAGCGGTCGAGGAGCTCCGTCCAAACCTGGCCCTGTTCCTGGCTTATCAGGACATGTTCAAGCAGGTCGGCGCCCAAGAAATCGCGTTCTCCGACGAAGAG